CCTACAGTCCATACCGGTCTTTGTGGTGATGAATCAAAATAATTATATGTAACTTGCCTATTTACAACGGAGGATGAAGCTGTTGGATAAAACCAAGTGACTTCACCAAAAAGATTATTTAATCCAGCTGATATCATTTGGTTACCAGAGTCAATATTTATATCTCCATATACAAAATCCTCTACTAAACATGGTAAAGATTCTAATTTACCAGCGTATCTAAAAAAACCATTTTCCGACATCCAGTATGCAGCACCATCAACTTCAACACATGCGTTTTGTCCGGCTAATCCACAGTTAGTTCCAACTTGTGAAAAAGCAAACGTAAAAGGCTGACCAACAAAACGTTGTGTAAATAATGCTGTATCGGTCCAAACATAAATCGCATCACGACCTCTGATTGCTCCTCTGATCTGTGATCCGTCGGCCAGTCTTTGTGTACCAGCTGTATTGGTTGCTGTAGGTGTATATGTATTAATATCTTCTTGATCAGAAAATCTTATAAACATATCATCTTGTGTAGATGTGTTTCCTATAGTTGTTTCTGTTCCAAAGAATACCAAGTGACGATCTGGCGTAGATACAACCATATGTCTTGATGCAGTAGGTGCACCAGAAATAATTGTAGCTCTTGTATCTGTTGCATTAGATAAACTTGAATCCCATTCAAAAACAGCACCATCATGAATTAAACAAATAGCTTTATCACCAAAATTATCTAGTGACCACATCCCTGGTTCAAGAACCAAGTCTCCTGATGCAGCTTCACCCCATGCAACATAGTCTGATGAGTTAGTAACTGTTGCACTGCTAGAGTGTCCTGATCTTGTAGAGTTTCTAACAGCTCTTGTAATTCCTGTTAAATCATTTCCAGAAACTCCCGTGTAAGATATTTCTTCATTTCCAACTTGAATAAAATTTGTCCCTGAATCTGGAAAGTTTGTTGTGCTTGTTAGTGTAATAGAAGTTCCTGATCCACCCGTACCATTAGCATCGTCCAACAACGCTCCATTTAAAGTTGTAGTAATCGCAGAAGTGTCTTCACCACCCCAAGATCCTAATCCCCAACCAAATCCTTTTGCTTGAACAGCTGGACCCACAGTATAGTATTTTTGCACTCTAATACCTCCTGATGTTGTAGCACCAGAACCTGTTTCATTAGACGGCATCGTGATAGTAAGAGTGGTTGTTGTTGGTGTTGTAGCAACCATAAATTTTTTATTATTAAAATCAGATGCACCAAAGTTAGAATTAGTTATAGCCGTGAAATTATCTAAAAGCATAATATCTCCAGGAGCCATACTGTGACCAGTTGAAAAAGTTATAGTTACAGTTGGTGATCCGTTGGTCGTGGTAAATGCGTTTGTAAGCGTTGTCGTTGTTTGAATAGGGTGTATGTCATAAAACACACCACCAGAAAAAGCATACAATATTCTATTTGTTCCTATGATAGCATATCTTCTACCTAGACTGTTAACGTAATGATGTAGTCCTCGACCAGCTCCAGTTAATTCGTTTTCATTTAATGTTCCTAATTGATTCCAACCACCTATTTTTTCAGGTATTTGATATCTAAATCTAACATTATCACAATCTACCCATTGGCCCTCTGCTCCTGTGGGAGTTATTTGTTTGTTAATACCTGGTTGAAATCCTATCTTTTGTAGCATATAACCTACTATATAATACTTATGAATATAATGAAAGCGAGAATAATTTGGTTTCCCGAACCTAAATCATACACAAATTTCTATTTATTACAAGACAAAATTATTAAGTTATGTTATATACAGCACGAGAAATATAAAGATATAAATTATTTATGCTAAATACATACCGTTTATTTGCTGTGTCAGTAATACATAGTAAGTTACCTATTCAATTAACTCTACATAAAAGAATAATTGATTTTGTAGAAAAAAATTATACTGAAAAAAAATTAATTTCTTGTGTAAATGGATTTCAATTTCATCAAGATTTTGATGGTAAAAAAGAGATGAATGAAGTTTTAAATAAAACTTTTATGAAAATAAACAACAGCTATATTGATTATGGTTGGTTAAATGTTTTAGGCAACAATTCGTATAATATCCCTCACAGTCATCCAACAGAATCAGGTAGATTTTCAGGTGTATATTATTTATCTAGTAGTAATAACAATATTATTTTTACAAAAGACGGAGAGACTTTTGATATCCAACCAAAACTTTTTGATTTTTTAATTTTTCCATATGATTTAGTCCACTATGTTTTACCAGAAAACAGAGAAGAAAAAAGAATTTGTTATGCGTTTAATTTAAATAATGTGGAGGCAAAGTTATCATAATGGATTATTTAGAATCAATTGTAGAATTAAAAAATATACTGTCTTCAAATTTTACGGACAGAATCATACCTTTGATAAATAAAAAATCGACAAAAAATTTAATGGTCTCTTCTGGTTTAAATCAAGATGTAAGAAATGTAAAAGGATATCATTTAAATTTTGAAACCCCTACTAATTTATTTTATTGGAATTTTATAAAAAAAGAAATAGAAAAAACTTATGTTCATTATAAAGGTAAATTTCCTAAAATGAAAAGTGATAAAATAAACCAAATAGATTTATTAAAATATAATTCTGGTGGTAAATATGAAGTACACACTGATCACTTTAGTAATTCACCAAGACATCTTAGTATTATTATGAATTTAAATGATGAATATAAAGGAGGAGATTTAGTTTTTACAGATCAAAAAAATAATGTGGTCAAAAGATTAAAATTAGGAAAAGGATCTATTGTATTTTTTCCAAGTAATTTTATGTATCCACATGGTATAACACCAATTACAGAAGGAACGAGGTATAGTGTAGTAGCATGGCTCCAATAAATTATAAATTAATTAAAAATTTTTTTGATAAAAATGAATTAAAAGTGTATCAAAATTATTGTTATAATAAAGTAGATCAAAATAAAGATTATAAAATAGACTCACAATCATTCTCACCGTCATGGTATAATGACCCGTTAATGAATTCTTTATTGGATATAAAATTACCTAAAGTTGAAACAGAATCTAATTTAAAATTATTTCCTACATATGCTTATTGGAGATATTATATTTTTGGAGCAACCTTATCTGAACACACTGATAGACCATCATGTGAAATATCAGTTACTTCTTGCATAAAAAAATATGATGAGTGGCCTATTGTAGTTGAAGGTACTTCTTTTGAATTAGATGAAGGAGACGCAGTGTTATATGCAGGTTGTGATCAAAAACATCATAGACCAGGCATTTATGAGGGTGAGGGAATGGCACAAGTATTTTTACATTATGTAAATAAAAATGGTCCTAACACTGACCATGCTTATGATAATTTTTTAAAAACAACAGGAAGAAAATCAAATGACTAAAAAAGTAACAGATATAGATAATTTTATTGGTGTGTATGATAACTTTATTACAAAACAAGAATGTGACAAAGCTATTAAATTTTTTGAAACACAAAATAAATTTCGTAAAACATTAAATAGAGTTCAGTCAGAAAATGAATCTACTTTACGAAAACAAGATAAACAGTATTTTGCTAATGGCACTAATATAGAATTTTGGTGGGACAACTTAAAAACTTTAATTATAAATTTTGAAATGGCTTGGAAACATTATTTACAAAACACAGGGGCCGTAGATGCTTATGGTGAAGATATGCCTTTTCATTTTTCATCTATGAAAATTCAAAAAACTCTACCCTCACAAGGATATCATGTTTGGCATATAGAACATAGTAGAGGTTTTGAAATGGAATCTAGAGCTTTTGTATGGTCAGTATATTTAAATGATGTTAAAGAAGGAGGAGAAACTGAATTTTTACATTTTTCAAAAAGAGTAAAACCTAAAAAAGGAAGAATAGTTATTTGGCCTGCTGGATTTCCTTATCTTCATAGAGGTAATCCACCAATATCAAATGAAAAATATCTTTTAACTTCTTGGATGACTTTAAAACCTATTTAAAATTATATGATAAAAATAATTGACAATTTTTTTGACGATGTTTTATTTAAAAACATACAAAATCATGTTTCAACTAAGCTATGTTTTGAACCAAGATATCTACCTCATACCACAGAAAAAACTAAAGAGACCCATTACGGAAGTAGATTTGTTTTAACACAAGATCCTAATCTTTTTAAAACTTTTATAAAACAATGTGAAAAAACATTTAAAATAAAAATAAAAGAAACTTACAAAGATTCTGGTGTTGATTTAAGAAATTTAGATTTTTTTATACCACATGACGATGTGCCTACAGGTTCTAAGATAAATATATTAATTATGATAAAAGGACGTACTGCAGTTAATAATGGAACTGTTTTTTATCATAAAGAAAAAGATAAATCTGTTTTGGATATTCACGTTGGATTTAGAGAAAATAGAGCAGTTTTATTTCCATCAAGTTGGGTCCACTCTGCTCACGCACGTAAAGAAGATGGTGTAAAAAGATACACAGCTACTTTATTTGTAACAGATTACGAAGAATAATATATTAAGTTTTAATAATATATATTACTGCTAAAAAAGGTTGTAAAACAGAAGTCGAATCTCCTGTAAAATTAGCACTCATGTTGTGAGAGTGACCACTACCTGAACCTGCATTAGCTGTTGTAGCGGTACCACCAAGTTGATGATAACCAGCGTTATTACCTGATAAAAAATTAGGGGTAGGATTATTTCTTTGTCTTGTTTCCACTGGGTGATCATGAGATGCAAGTTGTGCCTCTGACAAAGTAGCATTTGCTGTCGCTCCACCTACATTTCCAGTTGTTTGAACAGTATTTGCCCCTCCTGTAGAAGCTAAAGCTTTTGATGGTGATTTTCCAACTGGTACATTGTCTTGAAGATCGGGTAAATTAAAAGTTGACGAACCGTCGCCAGCTCCATAAGTTGTGCCTACAACTGCAAATAATGCAGAGTAAGTTGATCTTGAAACAGCTGCTCCATTACATTCTAAAAAACCGCTTGGTACTGAAGAATCAGACCACGGCACGATAGTAGCTGTCGGTATTAGTTCAAGACCTGTAATATTAGATCCGTCATAATCATATTTAGTAGCTTCATAATTTGACATAATATAAAAATTACGAAGAGTAAGAAGTAGGTCTTGCTCCTAATCTAGTAATTTTCTCCTGTTCAGTTTCTCCATCAACATTATCTTCGTCCCAATTGGACTGTAATTTAGATAAATGTGCAGCGTCCCATTTGTCTATAAAATCTTGAAAATTACCTAATGTATCAGGATCATAAGAGCTGTGAGGAGTTGCATCTCTGTACTCGACCTCATCAGAAGTATTACTCGTTTGATATTGAATTGCCCAAATATTTGAAAATTTAGATTGATTCCAAAAATCTTCATCGTTGTCTATAACATAAGGACCAGCTGCATCTCCTGACTGTTTAATTATTTTTTTATCATCCATTACTACTGTCCAATTTCCTATAGCTGCCATAATTTTTCTCCTAAGTTTTAATAATATATATCACTGCTAAGTACGGTTGTAAAACAGAAGTTGAGTCTCCCGTGAAATTAGCACTCATGTTGTGAGAGTGACTACTTCCTGATCCCGCGTTTGCAGTAGTGGCAGTGCCACCAAGTTGATGATAACCCGCTCCGCTGCTTGATAAAAAGTTAGGGTTTGGGTTGTTTCTTTGTCTTGCCTCAAATGGGTGATCGTGTGAAGCAAGTTGTGCTTCTGATAAGGTTGCATTCGCTGTTGCTCCACCCACATTTCCAGTCGATTGGACTGTGTTTGCTCCACCTGTGGAAGCTAAAGCTTTTCCTGGAGATTTTCCAACAGCTACATTATCTTGTAAATCAGGAAGATTAAAAGTAGATGATCCATCTCCTGCACCATACGTGGTTCCTACAACTGCAAATAAAGCAGAATAAGTTGACCTTGATACAGCAGCTCCATTACACTCTAAAAAACCTGTTGGTACTGATGAAGAACTCCATGGAACAATTGTTGCCGTTGGAATACCCTCAATACCTGTAAGATCACTTCCATTAAAATTGTATTTAGTGGCTTCGTAATTTGACATATTATTTATCCGTAAAAGTCCATCCTACGTTTGAACCAGAAAAAACTAATCCAAAAGCCGCACCTTCAGTATTAACCACTAGATCTGATGATGCATTAGCTATTTTAGAGCTGTTTCTTCCAACAGTCAAAGCATTAGAATCAAATGTATATCTTGAGTCTACAAAATGCACCTCATCACCGACTGCAGGTGATGCAGGTAATGTGATTGTGACAGCTCCACCATTTGTTTCTACAAATAATTTTGCACCTGCTTGAACAGTTTCAGCTGCTGAAACAGTTCTCCATTTTCTATATTCATTTGCTTTTACTACATTTGTTCCATCTGCGTATAAAACATAGCAGTTTCCTTCACACAATAATACACCTGAGCCTGATGCAGTTTTAAAAGTTAAAGTATTGCCTGCATGGTCTGTGCCATCTATGACATTATATACTTTTTCTATGCTATCAGGGACAGTTACAGTTCTATTTGCTGCTAAAGTTCCAGTTAATTTTATTGTAGCATTTCTTGCGTTAGAAATTGTAGCGTCTGACATAGCAAGAGCAACATCGGCTGATGCTACACCAATTTCTTCGTAACCTGCAACTGCTTGTTGCACTAGGTTTAAATTTGTATTTGTTTTTGTTCCCCATGTACCAGCGTTTTCACCGGTAGCCATTAGCTCTAATTTTAAATCAGACGAAAATGTAGATGCCATAATTTTTATCTCCTATGCAGCGTCACTATAACTTGTATTTGATCCAGTTGCAACATTAGAATATGATGAATTCGATCCTGTTGAAGCATCACTATATGATGAATTTGAGCCAGTGTCAACATTGCTGTAAGACCCATTTGATCCCGTATCAACATTTGCAAAAGCTTGTATTCCAATCGTAGGATCAACAAAAGTAGCTTGTAATCCAGTTAAACCCATTACATCTGATGGAGTTATAGATCCAACTGAGGATGTTGCAGCTATGCCCGTTAATGGTACACCTATTGCAGGAACTATAGATCCTACGGCAGATGTAGATTGAACACCTGTTACGTTAATTATTTGTGCATCATCAATTGTTAATTCACCTACGTTAGCTGTTGCTGAAATACCTGTAATAGATGGTGGACCAAATTCTAAACCTAATGTTCCTACGTTAAATGTAGACGATACTCCAGATATAGATGCAGGACCAAATTCTAATCCTAATGTTCCTAAATCTCCTGTAGCTTCTTGGCCTGTAATTGCTGGTGTTGAATCAATAGTAAAAGTTATGCTTCCAAGATTTGTTGTTGCCTCTTGACCTGACAATCCAACTGCATCTTCTGGCAATATTGATCCTACACTTGTAGTTAAATCTCTACCTACTACAGCAACAATTTCATTAGGAGATTCTCCCCAAGAATTATCTCCCCAAGCATCTCTGCCCCAACCAACCAAAGTTCCTGCGTAAGATAAAGTTGGTGTTGCAAAATCTGATTGCACACCTGTAATAGATATAATTTCTTCTGATGTAGCGGTTACAGTCCCTAGACTAGTTCTTGCAAATTTTAAAAGTTGATCTCCTGATGGTGGATCAGCTGTCATATCTAAAGGAACACCGATGCCTTGAACAACTGTTCCTAAAGAAGATGTTGCTTCTATACCACTTGGAGTTACTAATTCATCAGCGCCCTCTCCCCAGTCTGCAGTTCCCCAAGTTAATCTACCCCAACCTGTCTCATTAAATTCTTCCGAATCACCTAAAGAAACAGTTGCTGACTGTCCAGAAAGAGTAACTTCACTATTTATACTTATCGAACCTAAACTAGTGTCTGCCTCAAAACCTGATAGTTCTACTGTTATGATTTGAGATGCTACTACTGTTCCTAAAGAGGTGGTAGCAGAAAGACCTGTAGGCTCTACAGAATACTCTACACCCCAACCTGAATTACCATAGGCTTGTCGACCCCAACCCTCTACGTTAAAAGCAGACTCATCTCCTAATGATGTTGTTGCTGATAAACCTGATAAAGAAATTTTAACAACATTAGAGTTCCATGAGTTAGAACCCCAAGTGTTAGTACCCCAGGTAGATGACATAAGGAATTCCTCCTTACGCTATACGAATGATTGCGTTACTTGCGTCTGCTGTTGGAAATTGAATTGTAAATGTTCCGCTAGAAAC